ACCAGATAAATGTAGCCGTGCTTTTCCTCGGTATCGTAGACCATGCCTTTCATGATGCGCCGTTTTTGACCTTGCTGAACCGCGATGGAGACTTGTTTGGAATCCTCCGCCGCTGCAGCCATTTCTATAGGGCTGCAAAAGAGGAGAATGAATTGAATCACATGCGTCGTTTTTGAGTGCGTCGTTTTTGAGTGCGCCGTCTACGAGTACCACCTGATTTACCTGCAACAATTGTATTATATAATTTATTTATAGTCCATGGCGGGAGAGGATTCGTATTAAAATAGTTTTTATTATAGGGTGATACTTTCATTGCGACAATTGCATTAATTTTTCGTTTCTCTTCTTGTTGTTTTTCACGAATTTTCTTATACTCTTCTTCTTGTTGTGCAATAATCATGAGATGTCGTGCCCTTTCATGTTTTTCTTGAGATACCCTTTTATGCAACTCATTTAAATGTTTGTTAACATTGGCTTCTTGCATACCGACCATTTTATATGAATATAGAATATTAATTTCCAAACTGCTATCATTTTCTATGAAAAATCTACTACAGTGATGCCTGAACTGTATATACCCTTTTAATTTTATTTGCGCTGTTTTTGAGTGCGTTGCTTTTGAGTACGCTGTTTACGCGAACGACACTGTTTACGCGAACCACCTACATTCGCAGCACCTGGCTCTTTATTTCTGTTAACACGTCTATGCATATTATAGGCATTACGCTTTATAGTAAAGGGTAGAACACCTGGCTCTTGACCTGGTACATTCGGATTATTAAATGAAGAGGCAATTGATGGTCCACCTGGTACATATTCATTTCTAGGATTTACATATGTACCTGGTTCTTTCATTTCATCCAGTTCTTGTCTGGCTCTAGGAAGTGCATTAAACCGACTACGTTGACCAGGAATTTCATTATGACTTGGACCTGCTAAAGAAAATTGCGAGTTCTTTGCTCTCTTCATCTCTGCCCGAATATCATCAATATGTTTCTGATGCTGTCTAATAATTGCAGTTTCTTGAAATATCTCTGATTTCATTTTATTAACCTCACTCCGTTCATAAAACCATAATTCATCTAGCTTCTGCTGAGCACGTGCACGTCTATCTTCGTGCCGTTGCAAATCTTGCATATGCCCTTCTATTTCGGCAGTTAATCTGGCAATAATGTGTCTAATATTTCTAGGAGCAGCCATCTACTCTTATCTTATATATTTACACATTTGAACATTTAAAATGCCCAAACGTGTAAGCGCGCAGAGCCTAAAATAATCAGACACAGTTCTCAAGAGAACATGAAGACCGTCTACTTCCTCCTCCAAGGCCAATTTGGCAATAATCTCTTTCAATATTTTGCCGCAGAGGTCCTCAAGAAAATCTACCACTATGACGCCGTACAACCCACGTTTTACATCAATCTAGAATTTAACACCGTTATTGACGATGACAAATTCCGTATCATTACTACCGATTACATGAAAGGCCAGCCACCCCATATCGACACCTCCAAAGATATCTTACTGATGGGTTTCTTTCAACGCTCGGACATCTTGAAGTTTGAACGCGAATATCTCCGCTCTCTGTTTCACACCAACAATCATAATCATATCAGCAATCGTATTAAGATTTCCAGTATTATCAACCACCAATCCACCCATGAACATCGGCCTACCGAGAGGGACGTGACCCTGCATCTGCGCTGTGGCGATTTCTGGGACCATGCGCAGTGCAAATCACAGATTTTTCATCCAGATAACATCAAAGCAATGCTGGCCACGATTCCGTATGACAAACTCTACATTGTCATTCACACACCCGAGCAGCAATGGGAACGCGATTATTATGCCATGTACAATGACATGAACCCCATCTGGATTCAAGGCACCCTAGCCGATGATTTTGATTTTCTCCTGCGGTCTACGACGCTGATTACCTCCGCCTCTACCATGTGCTATATGGCTGCCTTTCTCGGCCAGGCCACCACGGTGCATATCCCCTACAATTATTTCTATGAAGGAGATCACAATGGACAGCGCCTGGCCGAATTTGACGATACGATTTGCACGGTGCATTATCATTTGAAATCATGGCTACCACCCATGTAACTATTGCCTACGAATGAAACACCCGCATCAAATCGCGAATGATGCGCTGCGGGCATGAATTAAAGGTGACAATCTGTTCATTCCCCGCCATAAAATACAGCCATTGCTTGGAGTGCTCTCCATCTTTTCGCATGAGTGTGCATAGGGTAGACCCAGGAACTTCCAGCCAGGCTTCAAACAATGCCAATAGATTGGGAGAGAGTTTTCGATGATAATCGATATAGATTAATCCTAAAAACACGTATAAGTCACGCCCTTCTTTGGGGCAAGGGTCTTCTTTGGAATACACAGTGCTTAGTGCCATATAGGATTGGCGGGTCACAGGTGACCCCACGCAGGCAAACCCAAAATCAATGAGGGTGATAGAACGCCTCGTCTGAATTTCAATGACCTCTCTGTCCACTTGAATCAGTCGTGTTTGGGGCTCATGCTCGACGATGAGACAGTTACTCGGTTTCAAGTCACGATGATTCATACCGAGGGTCTGTGTCAGGTAAAATTTCATACCACATAATTGGAGAAGACATTCCACAATGACATGTGGCAATTGTGGAGTAGGAACGGTCTCCATATATTTGTCGAGTGTGCAGGCGCCTTCGATTTGCTCCATGGCAAAACAGATGGACCCATCTCGCAATCGAAACACGTGCTCCACCGTCGGTGCGCCATGGAGATACCCTATCCGTTGCAAATGCTCCCCCACCAATTTTTGAATACAGGCTTCCCTTAATAGACTGTATCCATGAATAATCGGACGTTTCACATAGACCTCTTTTGACCCTGCCGCCGTTTCATACCGCGCCACATCAATGTACCCAAATTGTCCATGGGCCACATTTTGAAGACAGGTTAATTTCACAGTAGGTAGGTTAATATATACAGTAGGATGTCGTATCGACTGATGACACGGGACCTCCACGGTCTGATGCCAATATTTTTCTTTTAAACACAGTTCAAATGGAATCCCCGCAGAGTACAGTGACACCCACAGTTCACAGTGATTCCCTTGTACGCACATGGAGAGAGACTACTACAGACTTTGATTATTCATGCCTTCTTCAGCATCCATTTCTGAGGCATGTCCTAGTATCTCTACTAACTGTCGATATCCAGGGGAAAATCCTCTTGATGCGGCCGAAGAAGACAACATATAGGCCGTTAATTCACGTGGATGCTCATAGGCGGCTGCAGGCAACTGTGGAAATACAGCGGCCAGTTCCAGGGGTACCTCCTTGACATGCTGTCGCGACTCCGTATGATAAAACCAGATACTAACATCTGCTACTGCGGGCCGAGATACATCGTGGAACACAGGCACGGGTACCCAGACCCCTTTAAATGCCCAGAGGGGCGAATCAATGGTATCAGGATTGTAGCGCCGATGGTTTTCGAGAGACAGGGGTAGACGTCCTTGCCATTCGGTCCAGCCGAGCCGACGGAACACATCGGACCACAGTCGCTGAAATTTTCGCTGATGAATGTGCCACAATTCATGGACCAAGGTTGTTAAGGAGGTAACCTGTTGAATGTCCGGATAACAAATAATGGCATCAGGACGTGTATGAGGCATACCACCATCCGCCGTTGGCATGAGTGAGATGATGGAGATAGGTCCGAGGTCATGCTGTAGACGTACGGGAACACGGTCCTTGAGTACATCTAGTTGTAAGGTATAAAATCGTACATCTATGGGAGAAATCGTATTAGGCGCATAGGTCATCTGGCGACGGGCATAAGAGTTGCTGCGGTCATCATGACACTCAGTGAGGTAAAAGTCTTTCTGCTCGGCCTGGGCCAATAACTGTTCTGCTTGTGATTTATGGTGAATAAGCGTAAAAGTAAGATGGGTTGTTGGGCGATTTCCCATTTATTGTGAATGGATATTTTAATTTATATAACTAGATGTATACTTTACCCTCCATACAAACTACAGAATCAAATGTCTCCATGCAAAATACAGATCCAAAAGTTAAAAATGAGTTAAAAAATACAAAGATGATATATCATGGAGCAAAAAGAGAAAGTGGAGGCATTGAGAATCCTCTCGCATGCATTGATACACGATTATCAACAACGCTATATGGAAATCGAGATATCATCGTTAAACTAATTCACACCTCTACGAATGCTGCGCCAGTACTGCACGAATTTAAAGAAAAATGTGAAAAAGAAGTAAATTTCCAAACCATTGCAGCCATCCATCATCTAGGTCCTAGCATATATGAAAGTGGTATCTATACTGGTTATGAAAAACTTCCATTTGATATACATCTAAGTACATTTACTGAGAATGGAGATGATATTGACTATAATATCAGATATACACCCCCTTTTTATTACATTGTAATGGAAAATTATTCTACAGAAAATGGATGGAGAGGACCCATCTATGAAGGCGATGCATCTATACCTGATTGTAGGAATATATTTATAAATTTTATATGTGCATTGGTGATTGAATGCAATATTTACAATATTCATGATCCAATTATGCATTTTTATTATCATCCTGAACATGGGTTACGTATGATTGATTATGGGCGTTGTGAATCTATTGAGAAGATTGAGGAAAGATTTGAAATAATAAAAGAAATGTTCTATATAGTCAAACTAATAAAATCAATGGGAAACTCTTCATTGGATGCTATCATTCACCAAAAAATACATGATGCGGGTATCATAAAGTCATCTGGAAAGGTTAGAAAAGAAAGACAAACATATAGAGCAACGAAACCATATGGGGGTAAACACAGAAGTCATAAAAGATTGACTCGTAGAAGGTCTACTCATAAAAGATTGACTCGTAGAAGGTCTACTCGTTTTTAACAGTTGCCACATTCTTCTTTGCAGCAGCGGCTCGTTCTTTCTTTTTTATGTTATCAACAAGGAAAGAATCATACAAATAACTACTCATTGTTTTTTGAACGGCTACTTTTTGTTTTTCTTGAGCTACTGGTATTACATTTTCTGACGTAGTAGAAGCAATCTGTAACGTAATCGCATTGGATGATGTAGTTGCCTTAGATGTTGTGGATGGAATAATCGCCTTGGATGGAATAATCGCCTTGGATGGCATAATCGCCTTCGATGCAGTAATAACTACATTAGGCCCAAACATATGGATAGCTGCACTTCGTGTACTTATCTTTTCAAACTTCCTCAAACAATCCGAGAAGAGCAGCTCTGCCGCTTTCCCCTCACGAAATGCCAGGTATTTGTCCAGCTCTTTTACAGGAGGACATTTGTACACCATCTCCTGCTTGAATCCAGGAATCTGCTCCAATAGGAGACCAAATGCCTGTGAAATCGGATTCTGCAGCTGATGCTCAATATAGTGGCGATAGTCAGGGAGTAAGCCATGCTCTTTGATATAGAGTGGTGTCTCAATCCTCTCTCCTTGTAACTTGGAGGCCAGTTGACCCGCCTTGGGGCTAATGTAGACGTAGCCAATGCGGTCACCTGCGGCAGGAGCATTGCCAGGGTCTCTCGCGGTAATACGGTCGGCCAGTGCCTTGTGGGCAATGCGCGTAGGGTCCGCATAATCCGCTCGCAATGATTTGGTTACAGTCAATTGTCCCAGGCTGACCTTGCCGTCCACCAGCTCGATACATTTGCTCTTGACAAATTGAAAAGCCCCCATGACATCACGCTTGTCCAGTAACATCTTCATCGCGCCACCGAAAATTGTCTTGACAATGGGTGCATTGTCACGACGCTTCAGCGCAATGCCCATGTATTTGTGGACATAATCGTCTGCATTTTCTTCATACATATTGCCTGCATAGCGCTTCTTGGAGAACATCAGCAGGGGGTCAAAGGCTTTGTCAAACTCAAAATCATGGGGCGGTGCCAAGACATTCGTGATGAAACGCCCTGCTTCACCTGTAATATCAATCGTCGCTTGCCGAGCTTCGCGTCCCGTCAGGCGCTCACCTGTAGCTGGATTGCGCGGATTAAACTCGACAAAGAGTGAATCGGTATCTCCATACACTGTTTTTGCAGTACAATATGCTAGTTTTTTTTGAGGTCCATAAAACAGATCAATCGCGTCTTTTGCAAATAAAATCTGTTTGCGACCATACGAGGTTACCGATGCCGCCAGTGCCTGCAGGCGAATCTTGAACGTACCCGAGCCCAACTGACCATATAGGGAATTGCCCGTGAGCTTGTACGCCAACTGCTCCGCATCCAACAACGCATAGCGCTCAGGGTCCTTTTCCGCCTTCATCTCTTTCTTCTTGGTGGACCGCGCCGTTAGAAGCCACGTTGTAATCTGCGGCAGCGTCGACTTTGATCCATCCAACGGCTGCGCATAACGGCAAATGCGGCGACCACACTTGACCTTTGATGGGTGTTTGCGCATGTCGGCAGGGTCAGGCCGAATGATGTCAAACTCAATGTCCGTATAGGCATACCCCTCACACTCGTCATAGGCTTCGGACCCCCAATTATGGGCAATCAGCGTGCCATCCTCTTTGAAGTCTTTAATCCACAAGAGAGAATCATGACTAATGTTTTCACTGACAATGGTACTAGGATACAGGGAGGCAAAGTCACAGACGCCCACAGGCGACGTGGCATAGAAACCAGGTTCAGGGTCGAGTACGATAGCACCCTCATACGAATCCTCTCCTGCCCCTTGACGGGGGACAGGCATCACGGGGATAACAATGCCGCGCTCGCGACAGTACTTGAAAATCAGAGATTCAATCTTGATGCCTTGACCGCGGGTAAAGATGTAACTGACGGGCACGGAGCAGACGTTGGCCATCGACATCGAATTGTTAAAGGTTTCTAGCTTTCGATACAGGTCGATGACCAAGTCACAATCCTGCAAACAGTATTTTCCTACTACGGCACGGTCCTCAGCCGACCCACGATGCAATCGGAAAATATCCGCAGGGCTAACATCGTCCTTGACGATGACCCACTTGGTAGCGTCCTCCATTTCAGCGAGCGCCTCCTCATCCAGCTCACAACGACACTGCAGAACCCCACCTTTATCCACGGCTTCCACCATCAATTTGGGCGAGACCGTTTCTCCTGTTTCGTCCAGCAGGGTAATGGAGCGCCCCGCTTTTACATCTTTGATGGCCCCTGCCACATGCAGTGTCAAGATACCATCTTCGTAGACCTGACGTTTGAGCTTGCCTGACATAAAGTGTTTGGTGACTTCGTCCAGTTTGTACGAAGGAAGGACGTGGTTTCGCTTGATATAATGGAACATGTCGATTTGCAGTCGCCCGTGCGCCGTCCAGATGTACATGCGATTGTCACCCATGGCGGACGAGCTGAGAAACTTCTCTTCCAGTTTCATTTCCCCCGTCATCTCGAACAAGCGCGTCAGTTGATGGATGGGAGACGCACCATGGATAAGCCCCAGTTCTTCTGCACGATGCCAGACGTAAGATTCATCAAAACCAAAGACATTGTAACCAATCAGGATGTCAGGATTCTGCGCGACCATCCATTCAAACCACGCCAGAATCATGATGGCTTCGGTGGGATAGGCATGAACCACAATCCCAGGAATGGGGGCACAATCAGGAAAGACAAAGAGATGACGGGTAGTATCGTTCACGGAGCGCGTGAGGGTGGTGCCAATTTGAATGATGGGGTCACCCATCAGTTTCACCATCGACCCCAGTGCCTTCCCCAACATCTTTTCCAGTGTAGCCACTCCTTCTTCTTTGTCCACTAGCGCCTCTGAATAATCCATCTTACTCAATGCAGCACGAATGTGAGAGAGTCCTTTCTTTGGCATAAAGGCACAATAGATGGGTGTCATGCCCTTGGGCAAGGTTTCGATGGGTGTCTGACCCACGGACAAACTCTGTGCTATGAATTCGACCACCTCTTCGCTGGTATTCGCCAGTGCCATGATGTCCTTTGCGGCTTTGGTCCATGTTCGTTTGGCCAAGGGAAAATCGCCTGTCATAGAGAAGCACTCAATATCCCAGGATGCCGTGAGAAAGGGAGCAGAGACACGTGGGCCTTTGGTAGGAACGACGTGTTCATAGTCACACTCTAAAACAAGTAAGGATGACCCATCATTGGGCTCCGTCAGCGAATTCATACCTTCATGGACCCGCACCCAGCTGCAGGGTTGGATGTTTTGGGTATGAAGAAAACGCAACATGGGATCAATGTTGGCTTCAAAGATTTCCACCGTTTTGCCGCGTAGGGATCCATCCAAGGGGCGCTTGGTGCTGAATTGCAGATTTTCATCCAAGAACAGATTGCGCACGGTGCGAAATAAGGACAAGGAGGGTACTTCGATTTGTAGAAAGGGATAGGGTGTATTGGCGGTAAAGCCATAGAATATTTTTTTGGTGAGGCGTCGAATGGTCAATTGTCCCATGGGAATTCCCTGGCTTTGAATGTATTTTTTAATATCTTCGGCAGCGGCCATTGATTTATCTTCAGGTAGGCGTATGTACATGGTAGGGCGAAATCCCGTTACATCGCAGCGAACCACTTGACCCGTTTCAGTCGCACCGAATAAATGGATAATCAGTTCGCGTTGTAGCCCCGTTTGTTTTGTTTTATATTTTTTTCGTTTTGATTGAAATTCATCATCATCGTCATCTGAATTGGATTCATAGACAATTTCACGGACATCTTCTTGTTCAGATTCAATGCGGATGTCACGTGCCTGGATATCCAATACGTGAAAGACAAGATCCGTACCAGACATGATATGGCTGCTATTTCCTCTTGGATAAAATATGGTCAATTTTTTATACTGTATTTAGTAACGCCGCTTTTTACTATCATTCTTCTTTCTATGACTACGTGGTTTTCTATCACTACGATGATTACCGCGATGATTACCACGATGATTACCACGATGTGTTTTACCACGGTGCTTCATCACCATGGAGGCCGTGGCCAAAAGGAGTGCAGCAGGTGCCAATGTGTACGCCGTTTGAGCCATGGTGCTGTACAGACTGCCACCACGTACATGACCGCGATCATAATCCCGCGAACCACCAATCGTATATCGTGGTACACTGTCCATGGTGGTAGAGATTTTATTAGGGTCTGAATTTGAATTCATATCAAGCATAGGGCTGCTACTTTGTTTCATACTGCCTGGCATCATAACATTCCGATTTACATTATTTCGCGGAGGTGATACCAGTGACAATGGTTCTTCGCCGAGTGGTTCTTCTAGCATCTCGTCCATGGCAGAAGCCTCCACTGCCACAGGTGCCTTCCCTACCACAGGTGCCTTCCCTACCACAGGTGCATTCACTGTCATTGACGGTTCTTTGTGCATACCCTGCATCTGTGATTGCTTCGCGATGTTACCCGATTCATTCATGACCGATGTCATTATGTTTTCATCCTTAACTGCATTGATTTCTGTCACTTTATTACCCTGATTATCCATGGCCATAATGGTAGGATATCCTTGGACTTCAATGGGGTGAGCAGACGAATTAATGCTCTTAATGGATGCATTTACACTGTCTACCATGTCATCTTTCACCTTAATTACCTGGCAGCTGCGTTGAGGAGACCGTGATGCGGTATCAAAAATCGGTTTCATGGTTTGACAGTGGCCGCACCAGTCGGCATAGACCATCACAATGGTGATAGGACCTTTTGTGATACGCTTAAGAAATCCAGATAATTCACCTTTTGACCGCACATCGAGAGGAGGGAAAAGTGTACCTGTATTACTTTTGATTGTTTTACGAGTACGCACTCTACGTCTCCGATTTACTTTATGAGATTTAGTGGGCATTCTACTTTGATATTATTTATTAATATATAGAAAGAAAGTATCATGAACAATCCTGTATTACTAACAATTTTAGTATTACTTATGATTGGTTATGTCTTTTTGTATCTTGGTGGAAGGAAGTATTTAGAGACATTTAAAGACGTGATGGCCCCTCCCATGTCACACAAACGGTTTGATTCAAATGGAAACCCAAATACAAATGCAAATCGTATGTTAATGCCGGAAAAACCCTATCGTATGGATGAAATTAACGACGTCGACGACTATGAAATGTCAGCGATTTTTCAGAATCAGGGCTCACGCGAAGCCTCCAAAAAGGAAATCAGTGACGCCATGACCCGGTATCCGTTGGATTGGTCCGCACAGGGGCCTGGCTCCCAATATTTTCAAGAGAATCAGACCAAGTATCTCAAACAACAGCAAGGGATTCCACAGCCTGAATCTTACTACAAAGACATGAACACCAATATGCTATTGCCTGATAGTGTAGCGCTGGAAGAGGAAGAGAGAAAGATACTACAGACGTATAAGCCTGAATCTAGCAAAGGCCTACTACAATACTCAGTGGACGATGTAAAAGGGTTATTGACCAAGTTATATGATAAGAAGGGTCTCATTCCTGTCATTGAGAAATCACAACAGGGAGAGAATATCTGGGAGATTGTGGAGGTAAAAGAGAAGAATCCGAAGATTGTATGGGAGGATGGTCAGGTAGAGCAAACGCAACTAGAAACCCAACAAATGCACCAAGAGGAGATTATGAAGAAACGGGGAGAAGATACCATCACGGTGCCCTACACAGTATCGGATGTGGCGGCGGGACAAGACCCATTTTTTTCATCAAATCCATCTACGCGGATAGGAAAGACAGACTATACTACATTTACCCCTGGACTAGAACGGATGTTTGCACCGTCGCATCCTGTGAAGTCCTGGTTTTAAAGGGGGACAAACTTGCTTCGCAAGTTCTCCCTCTTAAACCCCCTGGTTGGATGCACATTTCCTGGTTGGACGTGCGTAGTTGGATGCAGCTGTATATAATGTAACATGTTATGACATCAAATGTCATAACATTCTACAGAAACATAGAAGAAACTATACATACTGTCTGCGTTGACGCTTTCGCTGATTGGCGGATAATTTGAGGGGTGTAATAGGAATCATGGATTCCACTGTCTTTTCCTCTTTTTCTTCATATGTTTCCTTCGACTCTTCGACTCGTTCCTCTTGGTGGTCTTCTATTTTGCTACATGGTTCTACATCACCGTCATGGTTCAAATCCACCCATTCCTGTAGGACAATGACCCCTAATTCATCATGATATGGCATTTTATAGAGAGGTCCTTCCGTAGACACGGTGCATGTAGCATCAACCTGGTATAAAGAGATAACAGAGCCGAAGGGAGATGATACATAATTTCCCATCTATTCTAGTAGGATAAAGTTGAATCTTGAAAGACTACGTCGACTTCAATTTTTTCTAGGTTCTTTTCAAACTAGCAATTGTGTGGCGAATAAGGGAAATATAAGATATTGAACAAAAAGTCCAAACAGTGCATCTAAACAGGGGGTAGGGGGGACGCAAGCCTCCCCCCTCCAAAGGTGTTCTCCGTTGAATACACAATCCGCAGCACCTCATCCACCGATTTATGAGCATCATACACTTCTTTCATGCGTAGACTCGTGGTAGGCATCGAATTATTAATAAAAATAAAAAGAGATTCCTCGGGCCGTAATTTAATCCATTTCCGAATAATATAAATGAATTGACCAACAGTTATATCATATGGAGTTAAAAATTTTGTCTTGCTAATCATTGGCACATTGGAATGAGGGTCTTTCGAGACAAAAATAGGAATACGGTCAGGATATTTACGACGAATACTGTGAACGGAAGAACTGGTTACATCCGTGCTTACAGCAGTCGATGCAGTCAATGCAGTCAATGCAGTCAATGCAGTCAATGCAGTCGCCATGTACTTATTCTACACATATTTTTTTTAGATGGGCTATCTAAACTACATATGTATATAATATATGTAGTCTATGATGTTCTGCCTCGATACGCGTGAAGCGGATCTGATTGCCATCCTCGATCAAGAGTCAGGTTGTCATGTACAACAGTTGCCTGTGGGTGATATTTGGATTGGTACAGGCAGCACTAACGCAAGTAGCGTGAGTAGCGTCAGTAACATTGTGGATACGACTGAATCAAAAGAAGACCATGGCGCGTTTCAAGTGGGTCTCCTTATTGAGCGAAAGTCCATTCGCGATCTAGAGGCTTCTATTTTAGACGGACGCTACCGAGAACAACGTGGGCGTATCTTGTCGTATTGCAATGACAAGAAAACGCAGCCTCTCTACATTATAGAAGGGTCACTATCCTCCGCGACGGGTCGACTGCAAAAGCCCGCCCTCATGAAATTCATCAATCGTTTGGTGCTTCATTATCAGATTCCCGTACTGCATACCGAGTCAGTCAAAGAAACCGCAGAGCTCATTCAAACCCTGATAGCACAGTGGAAAGAAGACCCTGAATCTCTGCAACGAAAGACCGACCTGGTAAAAGTAACCGATGGGCTGCATGTGCAGAAAAAGAGTAATGCCATGGAGCC